TACAATGTGAATATGAATGAAAAATGTAAATATCTTAAAAAACACAATCTCCAACTTGTTGACTGATTGGTTTAGAATAAGTTTCGTTATTTTCCTTTGATGCTCTGATTAATTCATTACCTCCATCAAAGAATACACCACCATTCATCACTCTGTCCAAATTATCATTTGATAAATCCTTATCTTTATACATGCCCCAACTGTTAAGGGCATAACACTTTTGAGGGTCTTGTATCAATGATGGAGGTATTAGTTGTAATCGAGTATAATCTTCACAAAATTTATTACCATCCTTATCTTTATAACATCTATCTGTAGTCAATGCTTTCGAATTTGGAGAAGTTTTTCCGTTATATTGGTTGTTTTTATCAAAGAAAGAACCTATATTTGTTAATTCATTTTTAATATCCGCATTGTAGAATTTAGGATTTTCAGATACATTTTCATCTGTCCATGATTGATCTGATTTCTCATTATCAAGTTCAAATTTTCTTAATTCTTCTGTTCCAGATGGATTACCGGATAATCTATCCTTTCTATAAAATTCAGGTAAATACATCCGTTGTTTTGTCATGTTAAATGGTGTATCTGTTCTTCTAATGAATTTAAGATTTCTTTCTCCATTGGGTTGAAATTTATTATCATTGTTTAGAGGTAATGGGGATTCTCCTTTGCTTAATTTCTTTATTCCACGACTTATTTGTGGATATGGAAACTCATGGATAGTCTTAGTTTTATCAATATAAGTGGACTCTTGAATATCTTCTTGAGTGGGTTCATAATTATTTATATAGTCTTGAGTCTCTTTAACTGTTTTGTTAATTTTTGATCTTACTTTTGAGCCAACATTCTTTACTTCAGCGGTAACTTTATCTTCTAAATGTTGAATTTTCGACCTAAATTGTGGTTTATTTAGTAATAATAAACCAAAAATAATTAGAAGCAAGATGATTATGTTATCCATTTAATACTATAATAAATATAAATATTTTAATATTTATAAATTTTATTAAAGCATCTTTGTATTAGTATTAGCCAAAGGTATTTTCGGATGAATAGGTAATATATAAAAATCCATCTTTATCACAATGATCATCATAAATCTGACCTATATTTGTATTACTAGGACATAGTGTATTATTAATCATTAGAAATATAGCTTGTGACGAATCTAATTTAATTCTTTTACGAATAACAAATGCGAACTGATTAATATTTAAATCTTTTGGTACTAAGTATTTCCTTTTATCAATATCTTGAAATTCACATTTATCTGATCTTTCAACTATAATAGGAATTCTAGATGGATATTTATCCATGATTTTAATAGACTCTTTCTGTCTGTCATCTAAAGAGTATTCTTCTTTAAAACCCATATTATATTAACAGATAATATAATATTTAAAGTTATATAATCTTAATATAAAATAAATGTTATGTGTGCAAATTTTTAAAGATGATAAAATGAAAGAAGTTAAAATAAAAAGTAATAATATTTTAAAATCCTTGACTAAAATATCGACGAATAATGATAAAATTAGTGAATTATATACTTGGACATATGAAAATATTACAACTAAATGTTATGGATGTTATGACGGGGATGCTGGATTCGAAAACAAACACGAATTACCTCCTAATGGAATCAGTGTTTTTTTAGAAGAAGATTCCTCTGAAAAATTATTATTTGGAGATTTATTCATTGTAAGATTCAAGGATGATGAATTAATAGATACAAGTATTTCTGATTATGGAGAATTTTACAACTTAATGTTTAATGGTTTCGATGATTGTTTAAGTGAAGAAGAATATATAGATTGCTCCGAGGATAGTTTTGATACAAGCGAATCAGATATTGATGAAGATTATGAGTTACTATCCGAAGATATAGATGATAATTTAGAAAAGGATACTAATTATTATTAAAATTTGATTTAAAATATAATCTATAATCATTAATTAATACAAAATGAATACTAGTTACAACGATGATGTCCGTAATAAATGTGTTGGTATATTAAATAAAGAATTAGGCGAAGAACAGAAATGTCGGATAATAGAAAAAGATATTTACAATTCAGTTATTGAGTTTTCAAAGAAAAATAACATAAAAAGATCTTGGGAATGTATATCTTTTAAATCTCTGTATTTGTCTAGAATTCGGAGTATATATTCGAATATAAAGAGTGATTCCTATATTCAAAATACAACATTCAAAGATAGAATTCTAAATAATGATATTAAAAATGAAAGTATATCAACTTTATCTCATGTTGATATTTTCCCTGAAAGATGGAAAGAATTAATAGAATCTAAAATGAAGAAAGAAAAACTTAGGTATGAATTAAAACCACAGGCGATGACGGATATGTTTAAGTGTAGACGTTGTGGTAGTCGTTCTTGTAATTATTATGAGATGCAGACGAGGTCTGCTGATGAACCAATGACTCAATTTATTACATGCTTAGATTGTAATAATAACTGGAAACAATAATTTTAATATTTACGTCCTTGACCCAACCCATTTGGATTGTTTAACATATAATTACATCCTTCAGGCGTGCAATTAATAATAGTTCTAACTGGTAATACAGTGTTATCAGAGCACTTTGTACAAGCAGTTATAGCTTCTTGTGCGTGTGTAAAATCCATCATCAATTTATCGGCATTTTCTGTTAAATAATTACGATATTCCCAACTACCCATACCTTTTGCTAATCCGTTATTTAATAAACAATTCTGACGATAATCAGTAAACATTCTACCATCAGACATTCTCGCGGGGAAGTCTAATTCTACATTATCGGTAACTTTCATCTGTTCCATTTTAATATATAGATACAATATATAAAAAAATATAAATATTTATTTATCATTGTCTAAAATTCTCTGAATTAATTTTGTTTTATTACCGGAAACGGGTAGATTTTTTTCTAGTAAAATATCTCTTAATTGAGAAACTGTCATGTTTTGATAATCTTTTCCGGGCTCTATATCTACAATCTTATGCGTTTCTTCGTTATTTGTATCATTTTCAATATCTTTTAACATTTCATCTATGCTAAATGATTTTAATTCTTCTGGATCATTATCGGAATCCATGTTTGAATCAATTACTACATCATCTGTAGTATTATTCTTCATTTGTTTATTAATGTCTTCCCAATCAGTATTTTTATCTAAATCACCACTTACTTCAACCGATTTTTTTTCATCTACCATTTTAATTAATTCTGGGGATGATATATCATTATTGGTTACTTCATTTAGCTTACCATTGACTAAAGTATCATGATTAACTAAAGTTTCATCCTTAACTAAAGGTCCCTTATCAACACTATCTTTTACATTTGGAATAAATAAATCAAATGAACCATCTTGTTGAATAGGATCCATCTGAAAAGTATTTATTTCGGGAATAACTTTATTTTGAAAATCACTCAATTCAGTTGAATCATTTAAATTATTCGGTTGTATTAATTTATTTAATTTACTCAGTTCATATTCTAATTCGAGTAGTTGATTTTTAATCTTAATATTTTCATAGTAAAAATATCCACCTACTAAAATAGCAATTCCAATAAATAATAATATTTGAACAATGTTAGAATTGAATGAAAGTTCCGCGGACATTATTTAACAATTAGTTTTAAAAAAGTTAACTTATTTAAACTTAAAGATAATATTATTTTACATTGTAAAATGGACGCAAAGAAAAAGAGAGGTAGAAAACCTAAAAATAATGTTATTGTGAATGAAAATCCTAAATTTGATCATGATAAAGTAGAAAATCTAATATCATCATTAAATATTAAAAATACTAAAAATACTTTTTCAGTTGATGATTATGAAGGTATTGATAATTATACAAATCATCAAACCGTAAATAATGTAGATAATAAAAGTGTATGTTGGAACTGTACGCATCAGATAGATGAAATGGTTAGTCATCCAATTAACTATATCAATGGAGTATTTTATATGAATGGTAGTTTCTGTTGTTATCCGTGCGCAGGTAGATATTTATTTGATAATCATCATGGAGAAGATTTATTTAAGAAATATAGTCTTCTTAATTTGTATTATAATAAGATAGTAAATACACGTTCTAAAGTGAAGATAGCCCCCGAAAAAATAAGATTGGATATATTTGGAGGTAATCTAACTCATCAACAATATATTGACAAATCATCTATGACAAATATACAGAATGGATTTATACCCCCCTCTATTTATATTAATCATAATTATTCAAAGACACAAACAAAGGACTCAAATATATTCAAAATGTATCGTAAAAAGAATAATAATCAAAAGAAGAACCAGATATTTAAAGATATTGAAAATGGCGAGAAAATTTGATTATGAAAAGTTAAGAACTGTTAACACAAGTTCAATTCTTATACGAACAATGCCCTGTTCAATTTGTAGACAATCCGGACATAACCGATCAACATGCCCGCAAAGAGATAATCAATCCTCGCTTAATCAAGTTTTAAGATTACCAATTCAATTTGGTCCTTTAAGGGGTCCTATCCCACCTCGTTCAAATCCACCAAACCGAAGATATGAATTATTATCAAAATTCAGAAACTCTGTAAAAAATGTGATTAACTTTCAAAGGTTTGTGAAATCAGTATATATTAAAGATTCTAACAAAGAAGAAGATATTCGCATAGTTTATCGACATTGGCTAAGAGTAAAAACTCTGAAATGTCACTTGTCTGATATCACGGATAATTATTGGCTTCGAAATATCTACTATTTGCCAAGGAGCAAGTATTATTCTTCGGATGAATATCCTGTCCCGGTCGCACAACTGCTATTAATTTTCGGCACAATAAAGAATTCCTGTTTGATGTATCATATGCAAAACACAACCGAGACACCACAAATTAAAGATGATAAAAGAGTAGTAAAATTAGTTAATCTTAAGCAAGATAATTATTTAATCTACTGGGTTGTAGGAAACCTTATGATACACGATATTGACAACCATGAAAATACCATTAATTACATGGGTCTATTACCGAAGAGTGGTTCTTTTAAACTCAAAACAATGATAGGTCATAGATTTTATCTTATCCCTCATAAATTTAACTATGAACCACCTTATCACCCCAGAACCGATAAAGAATTCTTTATTGATCCATATGTCCAGATAAATATTCACGACGGCACCGAAGAAAATATATATATTGATGAAAAGGATAGTTTATCTGAACTTAATAAGTGGAAATTTAATGCTCTTAAACTAGATTACTTAATCAGAGAAATGATTAAACTTGGAGCTAAAAACAATGATGTATTAGAGTGTATTTTGGATTTACACGAAGATATTAAATTAGATGATGTATCCGAAGTAGAAAAAGATATCGCCGGAATACCATCTCAAATGACGAACATAACATGAAAACATCATTCTCCATTAGTCTTTCTTAATCTAGATAATGTACTCTGTAATTCCTCTATAGTTGGAGGTTCAAAATGATTTGGATCTCTTTTTATTTTGGGTTTAGATATTGGTTTGCTTTTTTTAAGAACTACATTTCTCAGATCAGATGCGTTTATTTTAGGTATACTACCGGATTTTTTTTCCAATTTATTTGAATTTGGTAACGGGGGCGGTGGTGGAGGAGGTATTTTACTATCTAGAACCTTCTGTCTATCAACCGCTTCTTTTGGAACCCCCATTTTAATCATTTTCTCATATTTATCTTCTTTAACCGTTGCTTCGCGAATTTCATGTATTTCATCTATAAAAGAATATTCTTTTAAATGAGTCGGCAATCTTATTTTAGCTTGTAATAAATTCCATTGAAACCATATATTATCTTCATTTAACCATAATCCTTCTAATTCAATAATAAAATTACCATAACTATAATTATTGATGTCGTCTATCATGTTTTTAAATTCGTCGAAGATAATAGTATTATCACTAATCTTGAGACGCAAACAGTCATTGAAATCGGTTCTCTTTAAAAAATCATTTACAATATAATCATATTTATATTTTTCATAGACCACGTCATAAATGTATTTTAAATTACTATGAAATAATTTCTGTGATTTATCATTTTCTATATTTTGAAATGTTATGTCTATAATATTTTTATTATTTTGAGTACATTTAATACCGTATGGCGTAAATAATAATGGTGTTTGAAAGATACATTTATGATATATTTTATCTTTTTTAAATCTAATAGGAATAAATGTAAATTTTTCAGAATACTTTAAAGGTTTTTTTATGAATAACTGATAAGATTTAATACTTTCGCTATGATGAATGATCATTCCACTGCTATTAATTACTTAAATATTACTTAAATATATTTCTCTTATTACAAAATAAATATGTCTGATGAAGATTGTGGTATTTGCGGATTAGAATTAAGTGAAAAATTTAGTTATAAATTAAATTGTAATCATGTTTTTCATTATGAGTGTTTAATGAAATCATTTAATAATACATCTTATAACAAGAAATGTAGTAATTTTTGTCCATACTGTCGTAAAAATTCAGAAAATCTACCTTTAGTTAATGGACTAAAAAAGATAATACCAGGCGTTCATTGTAATATTTCGAGTTATGAAATAGAACCACTTAAAACAGAACTAAAAGAAAATTACAGTAATAAATGTGGGTTTACTTTAAGTCGTGGAAAAAATAAAGGTGAATTATGTGGAAAAACATGTATATTAGGTTATGGTTACTGTAAAACTCACTTAGATAAAGTTAAAAAGAAACACGGAAATTTTATTTCAGATTTAGCTTTACCGATATCAAATAATTCATCTTGAATTACAGTTTGAATATCTCAATTATAACTTAAAGATACAATTAGTATTATAAATTGTTACAATATGGATTGCAGTATCTGCTTATCATCATTACAAAATAAAAAAACTTATAAACTATCGTGTGGTCATGAATTTCATTTAAAATGCTATCAAAATTGTGTTTATAGTAATAATTGTAATATTTTTATAAAATGTCCTCTTTGTCGCGAATTAAATATTAATACAGAAAAACCTTATGATAATTCATATGATAATTTAAAAATATGGACATGTCTAGAAAGATGTAAATGTAAGACTAAAAGTGGGAAAAGATGTAAAAAACAAGCCAGCCTGTTAAATAATGGTAATTGTAGTATTCATCAAAAACCACTATCAAAAGATAAATATGATTTGATGTGTGATTTATTGTATTATTTAATACAAAGTAATAATATTACTTCTACAAAGATAGGCATGATTGATATAGGAAGTAAATTATGTATGAAATATCCTGATTTAAATAATATACAAGGTATCTTACATTATTTTTTTAGATTTTATTACTACAATAATCAAGAAAGTATTGTTAACAAACTAAAAATTTATGATTATTATGAATTAGAAAAAGACGAAGAATATAATAAATATTGCACTGATAAAAAATTATTGTTTTAAAGAAAATTGTAAACCGTTTTATTTACAAATACATCCCATAGGGTGGTTTATCTTCCGAACTATCTTTCTTCAATAGAATATCAACATGTTTTTCAGTCAGAGTAACAGGCAAAGTTAAATTTTCAAGATCAAATGATAAACCATTATCTCCTTGTGATAAGATATGTATATTAATTTTAGAGATAATCGTTTCAATACATCTTTTCAGATTCCTAACACCCTTTTCTTCTTCGGTATATTTTTCTATAATATCCTTAATAATTTCATCTGTAAAAGTAATTTCCTCTCTTTCAAATGCAAATGTGTTGAATATTTCAGGGATAAGATATTCATTACAAATTTTAATTTTTTCTTCTGTCTTGAATCCTTTAGTGTGAATTACGTACATGCGATCTTTAAGAATCTTATTAACTTTACTTTCATCATTGTAAGAAAAGATGAATAATGCTTTTGATAAATCTAGATTTACACCAGGAAAATAATTATCTTGAAATAATGAATTCTGAGAAGGATCAGTGAGATGAGTTAACATGTGGGTTATTTCATCGCCTTTAGTTGTGTCGCTAATTTTATCTAGTTCATCAAAATAGATAATAGGATTCATGCACTTAGATTCCTGTAGAATCTGAACAATCCTGCCCCAATGAGACCCTTCGTAAGTATAACAATGTCCATCAAAATATGCTGAATCTGAAGCGCCTCCAAGAGCTATAAAGTGAAAAGGTCTGTTTAATACCTTTGAAATACCTTCTTTTACAAGTGTTGTTTTACCATTTCCCATAGGACCCTGAATAGCAAGAACATTTCCACCACTCTCTGGATTCTTCATCCATTTACCAATTACTTGAAGCATATGTGTTTTGGCTTCTTTGTGACCATAAATTGCTTTATCAAGTGTCTTGTAAGTATTTTGAATAAATTCTCTTTTTTCTTTGATATCACTATCTGGATTTATAGGAATATTATTGTATTTTCCAAAAGGAATCTTCATCAGACCATTAACCCAGTGATCCATTTTACTATGTTCTCCAGTTGATATATCCATCTCAGCCATCTTATCAATGTTTTCTAATGCGATTGCTTTTGTTTTCATATCCATTTCAGATTCAATCACCTTAAATCTTAGAGGAACATTACTCCCATTGTATTCATAGATTTCTTTGGTTAAGTGGAAAATTTCTTCTTTTTTAGATTTATCTAAATGATGATAGTATTCCATATTAGACTCTTCTGAGTCTTTCATCATATGTTTATCAATTAATTCTTCATATTTTTCATCTTCATCATCGTACTCATAAGAATAATCTTCGGAGAATTCCGTGGAAGAATCATCATTTTCTATTTTACTTAAATCCATTTTGCCATGTATCGATAATCTATCCGAGGAAGTAGTTGATTCAATATCAGATACATTATCTATTTCTATATCATCTGTGTTATCACTTGTGTTATCTGAATCAATTTTAAATGATTCATCATCAGACTCAGAGGAGAATATTAATTCTAAGATAGTCTTTGATTTTGGTGTTCCTACATCTAAATTTACTTCTTCTATTTCCCCAATCGTTGATTCACTATCATTATCTAAATTAAGTGATTCAGGTGTGGAAGATTGCGAAGACTCAACTTCCTCTGTAACTTTAACCTTTCTTCTTTTATTATTTTTATTTCTCTTTTTTATTTTAAGGTCTTCGTTTGCTTTTTCGGTAGCTTTCATAATAAGATAAGTCATGAATACATCATTTAGTTTTTTACCGCGTGTATTTTTCTTTATTTTCTTTTTGTTCTTTGGTTTCAGTACTCCACCACTCAGTCGCGAAACTTGCTTATCAAACTCACCATGATCAAAATCATCTTTGCAATCGTAATCAATAAATCCTTTTAGGTTACCATATTCATCAACACTATCATCTCCATCATCATTCATCTGTAAAGGGAATTGTTGTTTATTATCATTTGATTTAGAACGAGTAGTCATAGTGTGAGTGCTTGACATATTTCTTTATTTTAATTCTTTAAAATATTTTTAAATCAAATTTATAATTCAATAATAATGATAAACTATATTTGAGTTTTCAATAAATTTGATTTAAAAATAATTTATAAATTATATAAGTAATATCATAATGACTGAATTTGAACCAATTACGAAAGATGTTACTGGATTACAATTTAGTATTATGTCTCCTGATGAAATACGCAGTAATTCGGTTGTTGAAGTATCAAAGCACGAAACTTATGACAAAGATGTCCCTGTAGTCAAGGGACTATTTGATAATCGTATGGGAACAACTGATATGGGCAAAGTATGTGCTACATGTGGATTAGATAACATAGGTTGTCCCGGTCATTTTGGTCATATTGAATTAGCAAGACCAGTATATAATTATCATTTTATCGATATAACAGTTAAGATCTTGAAATGCGTATGTTTCAGATGTGGTAAGTTACGAGTTAATAAAGAATCTCCGTCTATTTCTGAGTTAACCAATAAATCAAATAAAACCAGATGGAATACTATTTATGAGATGAGCAGTAAGATAAATCGCTGTGGTCAAGAAACCGAGGATGGATGTGGTTGCATCCAACCGAGTAGATATAAGGTGGACGGTATATCAGGTATTCAAGCGATATGGAAAGATATAGGTTCTTCAAGTGATTCAGTTCAATCACAATATTTCACAGCAGAATATGTAAAATCATTATTTGAAAAGATTTCAGATGAAGATTCTAATTTATTAGGATTCAGTAGTAACTGGTGTCGGCCAGAATGGTTAATATGCTCTGCTTTACCGGTCCCACCACCTGCTGTTAGACCATCAGTAAAGCAGGGTAATTCACAGAGGATGGACGACGATTTAACTCATAAACTTGCTGAAATAGTAAAATATAATAATCAATTAAAAAAGAAGATAGAATCATTTGCAAGAGAGGAGATAATTAATGATTGGTACAACATGGTTGTTTATCATATAATTACATTTATAAATAATGAAGAACCAGGTATTTCACAATCTACTCATAGGTCTGGTAGACCTCTAAAGGCAATTCAACAACGCTTAAAGGGTAAAGAGGGTCGTTTAAGGTCAAATCTTATGGGTAAGCGTGTAGATTTTTCGGCAAGAAGTGTAATTACCCCTGATCCGAATATTGATTTGGATCAATTAGGTGTTCCTATCAAGATTGCGATGAATTTAACTTTCCCTGAAATAGTAAACAGTTTCAACATCAAAGATTTACAAGAATTTGTGTATAATGGTCCCAAAGAATGGCCTGGAGCGAAAAGCATTGTAAAGAAAAATGGTTCTAAATTCTTAATTACAGAAAATAACAAAATGAATATGAAATTAGAATATGGTGATACAGTAAACAGGCATTTGGTTGATAATGATTATGTATTATTTAATCGTCAACCATCGCTTCACAAAATGAGCATGATGGGTCACAGAGTAAAAGTAATGAAAGGGGATACTTTTCGCCTGAATGTAAGCGCAACTTCACCATACAACGCCGACTTTGATGGTGACGAAATGAATATGCACGTCCCTCAAAGCATAGATAGTATGTCTGAATTAATTAATATTGCTTCGGTCGCTAAACAAATTATATCTCCAAGAGAAAACAAACCGATTATAACTGTTGTTCAGGATACCCTATTGGGACTATATAAGCTAACACATTCAGAAGTAATTGAATTCAAAGAAGGAAATCAACTTCATTATGGAGAAAATACTAATATATATAATTTATCGGGTTCATCGAAGAGTGAAATGAGGGTTGATTCTTGTCTATATACATACAAGCAGATGATTAATATTGTATGCGATTTATCTACTTTTGATGGTAGTATTCCTATATCAGACAATGATTTTGAAATTGACGGTATAGTAACACCTCTTTGGTCTGGAAAGAGTATATTATCTTATATATTACCAGACAATATCAATTTAACCATGACAAATTCCGGTTACGATAATAATAATTCAAAGGTTGAAAGTGGAAATAGAAAGAAAAAATTATTATCTCAATATAATGAAGTAGTTAACATTGTTAAGATTGTCAATGGAATTATAAAGCAAGGTACATTCGATAAGGGTTTATTTAGTAAAACTTCAAAGGGTTTAATACATACAATTTATAATGATTTAGGAAGCGAGAGAACATGTGATTTTATCAATGATTTACAAAAGATTGTTTCATATATATTATTGGTAGAAGGTTTTAGTATCGGTATTAGCGACATGATAGCAGAAAAAGAAACAAATGAAAAAATCAAAACAACAATTGATGAAAGGAAACTTCAAATTGAAGATATTATGCAAGAATTTCATTTAAATATTTTTGAGGGTATTCCAGGTCAGAGTAATAAAGATTATTTTGAAAGTAAGGTGAATGGTATCTTGAATAAGACCATTAATGAAACAGGAAAGATTGGTTTAGAAAATCTCGATCCAAAGAATAGAGCAACTTACATGATTAATTCTGGAAGTAAAGGTAAACTTACAAATATTGCTCAGATGGTAGCATGCTTAGGACAACAGAATGTTGACGGAAAGCGTATTCCATATGGGTTTGAAGGAAGAACTCTTCCACATTACTATAAATATGATGATTCCGCTGAAGCAAGAGGATTTGTAAAAAATTCATTTATCTCGGGTCAAACTCCTCAAGAATTCTTCTTTCACGCGATGGGAGGACGCGAAGGGTTAATTGATACAGCAGTCAAAACAGCTCAGACAGGTTATGTACAAAGGCAATTAGTAAAGTCTATGGAAGATCTTAAGGTAGGATATGATTATTCTGTTAGAGGATCAACTGGTTCTATCATTCAATTTGTATATGGTAATGATGGAATGGATGGCACAAATATAGAATCTCAATCAATTTATTTAACAAAACTATCATATGAGGAACTATTAAATAAATATTATTTTGATGAAAATACAGATTGGAATAAATACTATAATAAAACAATAGGGGATAAAGCAAAGAATACAAAGCGCGAATTATTGGACAATGTTTTCAAAGTTTTACTAGATTATAGGGAATATTTAGTAACCCATGTTTTTAAAGGACATAATCACAATAATATAAATTATCCCATTCACATTCAAAGAATAGTTGAGAATACTGTTAAAAGTAAGAAAAAAAGTAATATGCTACCAATTGATATTATCAAAGGTAATGAAAAATTAATTAAAAATTTGTATATTCAAGATAATTTTAGGAATAATAAGATATTTGAAATACTAATTCATATTCATTTGAATCCAAAGGTGTTAATTTCAGAATATAAAATTACCCGCGACGAATATAAGATTATCATTAATACAATTAGGAAGAGATTTCATGATTCAAAGATATCTCCAGGTGAGATGGTTGGCGCTGTCGCCGCTCAGAGTATTGGAGAACCAGCTACACAGATGACACTGAATACTTTTCATTTCGCTGGCGTGAGTGCGAAATCTAATGTGACTCGTGGTATTCCGAGATTAAAAGAATTAATACATATTAGTAAGAATATCAAGACTACTTCAACAAGAATACACTTATATGATAGATATTCAGAGGATAAAAATAAATTATCTTACATTAAGAATATATTAGAATTTACAACTCTTAAAGATCTAGTTATTAATAGTAGTATTTACTATGATCCACCTAATGTGTTTAGAAAGACAAATATAGAAGAAGACAAAGAATTGCTTGATATATATAAAGAATTTAGTGATCTTGATGATTCGGATAAGACAAATGTTTCGCCATGGATTATTCGTTTAGTATTTGATAAAGGTATAATGATGGAAAAAGGCGTTGTAATGGAAGATATATATATGAAACTATTAGAATATGACGAAGATAGGTTATCATTTGTCTATACAGATGATAACTCAAAAGATTTAATTGGAAGAATATCAATTAATATAGAAGAAGATGAATCTGATACAGAGATTCAAGATCAAACAGATTTCATTACTATACTAAAGAATATTAATGATGATATATTAAATAATATCACGATAAAGGGTATTCAAAACATTACAGATATCATAATTAGCGATGAATCTAAGACAATTATCAAGGAAGATTATAAAATGGAAATAATAAAAAAGAATATTCTTGTATGTGACGGAAAGAATTTATTGGAATTATATAACAACGAATATGTTGATGAGTTTAACACGATATCAAATGATATCAATGAAATATATGAAATACTTGGTATAGAAGCAGCAAGAGAAATTTTAATAAAGGAGATAACAGAAGTTGTTGATCATGCTGGAGAATATATAAATCCAAGACATATTGAAATATTATGTGATACAATGTCCTGCAAAGGTTCGCTTACATCTATTAACAGACAAGGTATTAATAGAGGTGATGTAGGTCCTTTAGCGAAATGTTCTTTTGAAGATACAACCGATCAGTTAATCAAGGCAGGTATATTTGCTGAAAAAGATAATCTATTAGGTGTTTCATCTAATATTATGATGGGACAAACTATCAAGTCTGGGACGGGTTTCTGTGAATTACTAATAGATGAAGATAATTTCATTAAAAATATAGCTGAAAGTGATATAGAAAACTATAATGATGATTTGGATGAACTATTAGAAGAAAAAGATGAAGGTGAATGTGGCAATGAAAGTTTTAAGTTTTCATTTGAATAACTAAATTAAATTAAATTATATCTGTATTTATTTATTGTTTTTTATTTCTTTAGGACGACATCTTTCTAAATTGTTAATCATGGCAGCACTCACTGAGAACGGACCCGACCCCCTTATCATTTCTTTAATTTCATCTACATTTTGAGAACAATCTTGACTCAATGGTTCATATCTACTATAAATATTAGTATTGGGTTTATCATAATGAGATATATCGTGATTAGGTATTTCAAATAGTTTTGTTTCGCTTTCAGATAAATATGGCCATATACTGAATGTATGAACATCTACACGTTTGTCTTTACTCGCAGAATTATAAACATGAGCAACTCTTTGTAACATTCCTGCTTTATTTTTATTTGATCTGGTTAATAAATTAACAGTGGAAGAAAGTAACATAGATACTAAAGATGTATTTTCATATCTTATTCCTTCAACACGCTCGAAGAAACTTTTGATGATATATAATCTATTTTGATCATCTGCTAATTTTAATAATACAATAACCATGATAGATGCTTGCTTAGTCTGTCCATTTAAATATAATTTAGATATAGTATCAGATAATCCAACTACATCATTATATGCTATATCTTTATCAAATAGGTTACCAGCAGATAGTAAAAATTCTAAACTAAAACAATCTACAAAAATCATGCCATATTCTTTTATAATATTAAATAATGCCTGTATCGCTGCATTTTTTTTTTCTATCGCATTTTCGGAACTATATTCTCTGAATACATTGATGAATATATCTTTCAATTTAAAATTATCTCCTACATTATAATTCATAAATTTTTCAATTATATCACCTTGTTCCGATATATCTAAACCTAATATATCAAACAATTCATTACGGGATTTATTTAATGGAATCTGTTTCTTTAATTCGGTTACTATAGATAATAAATGGGTTTCTATAATAGGATTGGATAATTCAGAATTACCATCTGATATATCTGGTTGATCCACTTGCTCTTGTTTTCCAACATATTCTTGTGTAGAATCTCTTTGAAAGTCATTTTCACCTTCCATCATGCTTGTATCATTTATGTCTATTTCACTAGGTTGTTCATTTTCAACTGTAACTTCCACATCAATTGGTCTTTGTGAATCTTGCGACTCTATGGGTATCGATTGTGTTATCTGTGTCGCGGTCTCTTGTGATGGCAACCCTTGTTCTATTGGTGATTGTAAAATAGGTTGCTGCGCTATAGGTTGCTGCGCTATAGGTTGCTGCGCTATAGGTTGCTGCGCTATAGGTTGCTGCGCTATAGGTT